TCAGACCAACCCTCATTCATTTTCTTGGTCTTCTTTTTCATCATGTTGATGAACTTTCTATAGACCGCAGCTTCTGAAGACTTACCCATCTCTCTTGCTCTCTGTTCCATAGCAACTGCTGCCTGGATTTTGTGAGCATGAGATCTTGATGAATTGCGAATCTTAGAAACAGATGCCTTAGCAGTTGCAACATCTTTAAATCCAAGACCATGAATTGTTCCCTTGGGATTCTCATCAGTATAGAGATCAGAATGCTTCTTAGAGTTTGCAGGTTGACCTTTCTTTCTAGGAATACGAGGATTTGATTCCTCGTTTACATCACCAGAGGTATCCTTCTTATGAAGGTTTTTATAAAGATGTTTATGAAAAGATTTTGCCTTCTTCATGATCTTATCTCTCTGAGCAAAATCGGTTGCTTCTTTTGCAACCTTCTTCTCAGGGAGTTTCTTGTGCTTGGTAGATGCAAAGTCTTTTACATCACTCTTCTTCATGTCAGCAGCTGCCTTCGCAGTCTCAGGAGTAGTAGGTGCCATCTCACCTTTTTGGATGGCACGAACTATTCCGAAGAACCGTTGCTGCTTTTTAGATACCGCAGGCATTACTTCTTCTTGGTATCGATGATGGCACCTTTGCCATACTTAGCACGAATATCTGCCTTCACAAAATCAAGGGCTGACATGCCAGAAGATTTCTTCTTAGCAGGACCAGTTGCCACATTCCTTGCAGGACGGTCATAACGTTGATTGCCACCAACTCCACCACGTTCCATGCGACGATCCTTCATAGCATCTGATGCTTCTTCACCCATTGTTTTGGTAGGAGATACTCCTTTACTAAGTTCTTGTTTTCTTCTTTGAGCAATCATCTTATCAATAGTTGCTTTTTTCTTTTGAAGAGCAACTTCTTGAGGAGACATTTGCTCACCCATGTGATCAGCAGCCTTGTAACGTTTGTCACCTGCTTTGTATCTCTGGTATGCAGGAGTATTTCCTTTCTTGTCAGCATTAGTGACAGTCATGCGGGTGTCTTTTTTCTCTGGTGGAGTTCCACCGTAGACTGCTTCATCAACATTCTCTTCCTTCAGTTTGTCAGCAACCTTAAGTGCCATCTTTCTGATGCCACGTTTTGCTGATGTCTTTGCTCTTTGTACTGCAGGTGCTGCTGCTGCCTTTGCTTCTCTTGCTTTGTTATATGCCTTGACAGCAACTTTACCAAGGAAACCTTTTGCTTTCTTCTTCAGTTTGTCTCTCATTCCCTCAGTTTTACCAGGAGTATCATGACCCATAGTCACTTTTGCCTCCTCAAGTGCATGATTTACTGCTTCAACATCATGTCCTTCATCAATTAATTCTTGACGAACTTCTTCTACCATATAGTCAAACTCATTAATCTCAACCATTTCAATGAGTTCTCCACCCATATTCTCAACTGCTTCACCAAGTTTGGGATTGATCTTGATTTTATTATTTACTTTTTTCTCTTTGATGGGTTTTGAGTCAATATCATCAGTCATAATCTCAGAGAGATCTTGTCTCCAGGAAGAATATGCTTCCTTCATAGACTTCTTCTTAAGTGCTGCCTTACGAATAGCTAACTCATCACGATCAGCTTGAGTCATTCTACCCTGTGCCTTTTGACGCTCACCTGGTTTAGCAGGTTTGCCTTGACCTTTGAATGAACGGTGGGAGTAGGCAGCACCACTCATCTTAGAATCACCAGAGATTTGCTTGCCTGCATCAGAACGAGAGTCCTGATACTCTTTGTCAGACTGACCGTGCTTACCCTTGTAGACTTCATCTACATTCTCAACACTTTCCTTCATTTTACTCTTAATCGCCTTGCCGATTGCTTTGCGACGATTCATCAGATACTTATCAGTGCTGTCTTTCTTACCATCATTATTGACATCACCATCTTCCTTACCAACAGGATCAAGTGATTCCATTTTAGCACCAGACTTGTGTCTGGTTGTACCTGCAGAATCTACATAAGTTTCTCTCTCTTTTCTGGGAGATACATATCCAACACCAGGTACTACACCAGTCTTACCTGCGGCACGGGCAGCATTTCTTTCTGCTGCTCTTTGTGCTGCTCTCTTACGATTTCTATCATAAGAGGACATTGCTTCATCAACTTCTACTTCTTCTTTCTTAGTTCCGATTCCTGCTTTAAACTCAGCATCTCTTCTTGCTTTTTGTTGTTTATCAGACAGGGAATAATCGTGACCAAAATCTCTTCCAGATGCAGTAGTGCCTTCACGCTTTCTTTGTGCGGCAAGACGCTTCTCTCTTCTTGCTTGCATTGCAGCAAGTGAATCTGCCTCGGCAACCTCAACTTCCTCTTTCTTGTACTGAGGATGATCATCCAGTTTCATGCCACGCTTCTTTTCAAGACGTGCTTTACGTTCTTTGGTGCCCTTCTCAGGATCTTCGTCACGAATACCTTCATGCATTGCCTTATATGCATCAGCAAGGGAATTGACAGCATCCCATCCTTGCTGCTTCTCTTCAAAGTGGGGGTTCTTCATTTGAGGACCCTTAGCGAGTTCCTTACGGGCTTTCTCATTATTAGCCTGACGTTTTTTCATATCTGGTTCCAGATATGTATCGTCTTTTTTCTTCTCAACAATCTGATCAAGATATACCTTTGAAATGTCGTTCAAAGGGTTTGGACCAATACCATTAGACATGAGAATACTACTGCTTCTTTTTCTTATACTTATTTATGAAATTCTTAATACTAGATGTGCCAGTTGCTGCCATTGTATTCTTCAAATATCCACCAGTTCCAACCAAAGTATTTGGTTTCCCGGGAAGTCTCATACGACGATCCATTTTAACTTCAGTATATTCCATCACATCACGAATCCAAGACTTAAACATATAGTTTTCTTGGGTAACACAAATCAAATGATTGGTCCCTCTACGGATAATCTCGCCAATTAATCCAGTATTTAAGTTCTCTACAATATCTCCAAGATTAAAAATATTACCCGAAACATAATTATCTCTCAATCCTTTTGGATCACACTTAGGTGCGATCTGCCAGGTTTCAGCAACTTCTTTCTTTTTCTTCTTACTACCCATACCCTGACGCACTGCATCAAATAGTGCTTGTGTATCACCATCATCTAATTCTTTTGGAGTGCCACGACGGAATGACTCAAAGTCATCATCCATAACTGCTTTACGCATCTTGGATGCAGACATTCCTTCTACACCCTCTGCATCTGCATCACGTACACCAGCAGAGATGACACGAATCTGATCAAAGTTATACAGGTCTCCATTATATTTGGTTGCTAGATTCTCAAACTCTGCCTGACGATCAGATCCTACAATAATATTGACATTGCGATATCCACCTTCATCTGCTGTCGTGAGAACATTGAAAATAGATCTCATCTCATCATCATTAATAATATAATCCGAATAATCAGGAAACATCTTTCTCATAAACGAAATCTTCATGTCAGGATCTAATGGATTCTTTTTAGGATCCTGTGAACGTGAAGGATAAATTTTCAAATCTCCACCAGTTGCTGCTTTTTTTGCAGCAGAAAGTAACTTACCATGACCCACAGTAGGAGGATTGAACCGTCCAAATGCAACGGTTAATGTTTCTGCAGGACCCTCCATGCCTGCTTCACCCTCACCTGCTTTTGCTGCTGCAGCATCAGTCTCTTTAGGTGCAGTCTTCTTAGGTTCCTCTTCAGGTTTTGCCTTTGCTCTTGCTTGTGCAGGTTTGCCATCCTCTGCCTTTGCTTTTTTCTTATCAACAAACTTTAGTTTGCCATCTTCAGTAGTTGCCACAAAATTTCCACGGGAGTCCAACCAACCACCATGGCCATCACTCTTGAGGTTCAGTTTTTTCGCTTGCATACTTGCTTGCGACTGTGCCTCATTCAGGAACTGAAAGAAACTTTTCATTTATATTGATAATCCTTATACATTATTTATAGTTTTAAACTTGAATACCCATTCTATCACTACGTCTGGTGTACCCGTTCTTGGTTCTCAAGGTTACTTTTTTAGCAGAAAAGTCGTCGTTCATGATAACTTCAAAATCTGGTTTAGATCCTGATATGTCAAATTTTACATAAATCACTTGATTTTCTACTGCATCCTTAAACATGGGTGTAAAGTTCAATCCATTTTTAGATTTAGCAGCAATCATTTTTTCACACTCATACATTATTTGATTCAGAGTTGGTTTAGTTTGTTTTTTCAAATAATCATTACTATTAATAAATGATGCCATGAGTGCTATATCATACTTATCATCTTTATAAGATCCTGATTTCAATTTCTTTTTGACATCAGCAGCTGCCTCTGCAGAAGGTCCACCAGGTAGTTTAGAAGCAGCAATGATAGCACCATCAACAATACCATTTTCAGACAATGATTCTAATATTTTATATTGTTCAGTTCTTTGATACTTTCTAAGTTTTGTAGGATTTTTCTTTAAGAGATCAATAATGTCTTGAGGTTTAACTACATTGGTAGTTGTTCCAGATTTAGCAGATATAACATAAGTTTTATTTCCAACTATTATCCCATAATCCATTAATGGTTCATTTGGACGAGATGGCATGTATATTTTTACTGTGTTATCTTTCGGAATATTCAACCCATTTAATATTTGTTTTTTAATTACTGCAATCGGTCCAAGAACTTCACCAAAATCTTTTTTAATATCTCTCATGGGAAGAGTTGATCTTCCAGCATTGTATGCACTTTCAGTAAATTGAAGATTCTCAAATCCAGCATAGTAAAGAATCAAAGACTGCAAATAATTTTTTGTCTCTGGTGAAAGATTTTCTCTATCTTCTATACTTGTTAAAACTAGATCAACATAATCCGTTATATTATATTTTGTTTCTCCTATACCAAATGCTTGTGGTTTTAAATTTACAGCAGTTTCTCTTCCTGGCTTTTGAATATTATTAAAAGTTACTCTACATATCTGATTATCACTCAATCTTTTGATCGTTGCTTTATCATTATAAGAGTCAGAATCAAAGACTAAGATCTTTTCATTTGCTTTGACTTTAAAATTTAATTTTGTCGTACCATCTCCATCATATGCATCACTGTCTTTCTTCATCACAGTGGAAACATCTTGCCCCTTAAAATATTTTGCCCAAGCAGCAGATCCTGTTGATGCCATTACCTTTTTTAGGTATTTATGGAGTTAAGGAGACTCGAACTCCTGACATCCTGCTTGCAAAACAGGCGCTCTACCAACTGAGCTATAACCCCTTGAGATAGTCTTTTTCGTTTTGATATGGAATTGTTTCTCCTGTGTATAGTTTCCATCCCTCATAAATTTCAGGAACTAACCACTGATCAACCCGATAACAGTATTTCCAATTAACGGGTTGAATACAATTCATTACTACTACAGTCCAAAATGCTGTAATGTAATTGAAAACAGTAAGCATTAAACGTCGCCTTCTTGGCGATTTTCAGAATAGTGAACATCAAAGTTACCACCAGGATAACGTGCCATTAGTTTATCAACGTTCATCTCAATCACCTCATCAAATGTGGTGTCAAGTGCCATACATGCCTGAGCAAGATACCAACAGATATCACCCAGTTCACGTTTCATGTGAAAGACATTCTCTTCATTGTAGGGTTTGCCCTGGAAAAGAATCTTCTTCACAACTTCAGTAAACTCACCAGATTCTGCAGTCAAACCAAGAGCAGCAGTAAGCAACTGAGAAGTATTAGTTCCAGTTACCTCAAGTTCTGCAAGACGAGAACCCATGGCACCATAGTTAAGACTTGGTTCACTGGTAACTCCTTTGACAAATTCAAGGTACTTTTCGGTATCAACGTTAGTCATGTAAATTTGGAATAAATGGTTCTGCTTGATTCATAGGTAGTTTTTGCCCATTGACATTAATGTAGTCTACCTCTCTCCAACTGCCACCAACACCACCGTCCATATTGACAACGATGTCTTTAGTAGGAAGTTGTTTGTTGGAAACATCAACGATGTCACCAGGCAAAGGAATGAACGTGTAGTAGTGTCCATCCCATCTACGGTTTCTCATACCAATGAGATTGACTGCATCTCTTTCAATACCACAGTCGGCAATCTTTTCACCTCTAGGGTTGAAAACAGAATAGTAACCTCTCATTAGAATTTAAATCCGTCGAACGACTTCTTTGGTTTTTGTTCTTCATAAGTATACTCCTCTTCCTTTCCACTGTCAAGAATATCTTCTTGTGCTGACTGCTCACAATCATACAGACGCATCTTGGCACGATCAATACCAACCACAAACCTCTTAGAAATGGTTGGATCATTGTATCTATTCTTTAACTGCTTCACCATAATTTGCCCGAGTCCTTCAAGATCTTCAGTTGAAATAAGGGCAAACATAAGATCAGCAGTAGCAGGAAGACCAAAGGACTCAGAAGTATCAGTGAGCTCAACGTCACTGCTCCCGTAACCTGAACGAGTAGTCTGGGTAGCAGAGACGATAGGAACATTTGCTTCACATGCAAGTCCTCTAAGTTCTTCAGCAATAGCCTTGACAACTGTATATGAATTGACATTGCTGCCTGCGCGATACCGTTCGGAAGCACATATATTAAGGTAATCAACAAAAATAATATCAGGTCTAAATGACTTCTTAAGTGCAAGTTCATTAAGAAGTGACCTAAAGTGTCCTGCATGTGCAGATGCGGTAGGATACTCCTTAATTATAAGAGACCCTTGAGTTCTGTTTGCAAGTTTTGTCACCTTATCCTCAAACATAAGTTTGGGAAGTTCTGTTATCTCCTGAATTGGTACATTAAGAAGGTTTGCATCAATTCGTTCTGCAATTTTTTCTTCAGCCATTTCAAGCGTAATGTATAGCACGTTTTTTCCGTTAAGGAGTGCCGAAGAAGCGACATGACACATAAACAAACTCTTACCGACACCAGTGCCAGCGAGAGCAATATTAAGCGTTTTGTTAGGCAAACCACCTTTCGTAATCTTGTTGAAATACTCAAGGTCGAACGGGATGAGGTCTTCTTTTTTGTGGTACGCTTGGTATCTTTCTTCATAATCAATCAGGTAGTCGTGACCGATATGTGTATCAAAGGAAACTGCCAAAGCATTTGACAGAATGCTAGGGATAGCACCCTTATCTTTTTCCTTATCCTTCCCATCTACAAGTGCGATGGATTCCATCAGTGCCAGATAAATGGCACGATCTCTACACCACTTCTCTGTAGTATCACACAACCATTCATAGTCAGTTGGAACATCTTCCAAATAACTAATCAGTTTTGTAATCTCAGAAAAGGTAGTGTCATTAATGTCCTGACGTTTCTCTACCTCAATACAGAGAACTTCTTTTGTTGCAGGTTGATTGTATTCATGAACAAATTTTTCAATCTCTTCAAACACAATTCTT